GCTCTTATATCTAAAATATGGCAGCAAAAAAGAAACGAACAGTAGGAACGATGATTGAGCTTGCCGACGCTTTAGGATGTAGCCGAGCAAGTCTTTATATCTGGTTAAAAATGGAGGGCGCACCATCAACCAGCAATACGAAAAGGCATGATATTGATGCCTGGGAAAAATTCATAAATAGCAGAGGCTTGAAACCCGTTGAGGGTGATGAGCTAAACCGAGGCAGATTGCAGGCCGAGAACCTACAGCGAAAAAACGCTCTGCTTGAAATCGAGATTGACGAAAAATTAGGCAAGTTAATACCAGTTGTAGAGGTCGAGACAGAAGTCACTCGAATGGTTCACCAATTTAAGAGCCTAATATATACCAAACTAGAGAACGAATTGCCGCCAATTCTTGAAGGCATGAAAGCGGCAGACATACAAATCAAACAGCGCGAAGCCATTGCCGAGGCTTTTGCAATATTGGAAGATGATAAATGGAGAAATCAACGGTTGAAAAAATAGCCAGGCGAGCCATAGCGCCGCGAAGCACTGACCCGCCTTGGCGCTGGGCCGAGAAAAATATTGTTGTTGATAAGACAAGCCCATTCCCTGGCAAGTTTAACGCCAACATTGCACCTTGGACAAAAGAACCTATGGAGTGCTTTGGCGACAATAGAGTTAAAGACCTGGCAATTATGTGCAGTGCCCAATCTGGTAAAACTCAAATGGTGATTACCTTGGCGGCATGGTGTATTGCACAAGACCCAGGGCCGGCCATGTGGGTAATGGCTGCACAGGATGAGGCCAAGACGTTTGCAAGAACTCGATTAATGCCGACGCTGGAAAACTGCGACGCTGTAGCCGAGTTGTTCCCAAATGACCGACACGCTAAAACGACTTTAGAAATTAACTTCGCCAGTATGCCGCTTGTGATTAACGGCGCCAACAGTCAAAGTAAGTTGCAATCTAAACCTATTCGCTGGTTGTTTCTTGATGAGGTTCGCAACTATCCGCCTGGCGCTTATGAAATGGTAATCAAACGAACGCGAGCGTTTTGGAATGCAAGGCGCGTTGTTATCTCAACGCCAGACCATGAAAACGACCATGTGCATAGAGCTTATCTTGCCGGCGACCAAAGAGTCTACGAGGTTTTATGTCCTGAGTGCGACGACCGGCACGAAATGAATTTTGAAAACATCAAATTTGATACTAATGAAAAAACTTATGTAAACGACGAATGGGACTTTGACGAGTTGGGTAAGACAATTCGCTACGAATGCCCACACTGCCAAGCGCAATTTTTAGACCGTCAAGATATTAGGAAAGCATTTGCAATTTCTGGCAAGTGGCGGGCAACCAACCCGCAAGCGCCAAGCGAAAAAGTTTCTTTTAAATGGTCGGCAGTTTTGCCGCCTTGGGTTTCCTGGCGTGATTTGGTTCAAGAATTTTTGCAGGCAAAGGCAGCCTTAAAAGTCGGCACGACTGTTCCTCTAAAAATATTCAAAGCCGAATCTCTTGGCGTGCCTTGGGTTGAGGAAATGGAAACAGACGACGAAATCAGAGAGTTGCCGGTTCACGATGAATCGTGGCCCTGGGCAGATGAAGCTTTTCGTTTTGCAACTGTCGATGTTCAGCGCGATTTATTTTATTTAGTAGTTAGAGCTTGGGCGCTCGATGGTCAAAGCCGGCTTGTCCACTGGTCGAAGCCTTTAACCTTTGACAGTATAGAAGACTTGCGGGCTAAGTATAATGTAAAACCTCATTTGGTTTTTATCGACAGTGGTTATAACGCACAAAAAGTTTATGCAGCTTGTAAACAGTTTGGTTTTACTTCTTTGAAAGGTGCAAAGACAAAAGATTTTGCACACAAGATTAAAGACGAAACAATACGCCGCGCATTTTCTCCGCGCGTATATGTAGACCCTGCCGTAGGAACAAAAAGCCAGGGCAGAGTTAGGCCGGTTACTTTATTCCATTGGAGCAATCCAACTTGCAAGGATGTATTGGCAAACTTGCGAGATGCAAAAGGGGCAAGTTGGACAGTCACGCCGGACGCTGGAAACGAGTACGAATTGCAAATGTTTTCGGAACGAAGAAGGGAACGCCACGACAAGGCCGGCCAAACCGTTTACGAATGGCACCGAGTCGGCAAGCGGGCAAATCACTTGTGGGATTGTGAAGGTATGCAGATTGCGGCGGCAATGATGGCAAAATGTTTGGCTGAAACCGCTTGACGATTTGGCCAACTAGGTTGCAATCGTTTTGGCCGGTTTTGGTTTGGTTTCCACCGGCTGACAGACTCACTCATAACAAGCCGTCCTTGGTTTAAAGCTTTTGTCAGGGGCGGCCTTCTTTTTGTTTCGCTTGAGAAAATACTATACCCGTTAACATATACAGAAATGCGGGCAGAAGGTTTATTCTTAAATTTTAGCACTAGCGAAATAACTACAATCCAAGCAAAGGCAAAAACCATGCTCACAGAGGGTAAAACCTTGATGGCTTATGGCATAGGGGGACGCAATGCTACAAAGCAATTCACGCTACCTATTGACCAGGTTTTGAGAGAATGCCGGTTTGCGCTGAAGAAAAAAGACCCTGGTACTTACGGTTATTTGTCTACCCGCACTTACGCAAAATTCCGCAATGCTTAAAGGATTTATAAAAAAATTAGGTTCACTCTGGGAACCGCAATATCAAAGCAATCGGCACAGGCGGCCGCTTCGTTATTTAAATAAAGACACCAGGCAATTGATACCAACAGGAACGCACCAGCAATTAGTTAGTGCCGGCCGTTGGTTGTTTGGAAACTTTGCACCAGTACGCGGCGCATTGTTAGAGCAATGCACTTATTCAGTGCAGCCATTTGTTCCGCAATATATTGGCAAGGATTTAGAATGGGGAGTGCAGGCCGAGGCATGGCTTAAAGAATTTCATGGTATTTTAGATGTCCAGGGCAAATGCGATTTTGAAGAAATGCTATACTTGGCGCTTTTGTCAATTAAACGTGACGGTGATGTAGGTGTATTATTAACAAAGACAGGCAGCGGTTATCCGGCAGTACAATTAATACCCGCGCACAGAATAAGTTCACGACAGCAAACACCTAACGAGCATAACGGAGTAATCACAAATAAGCAGGGCAGGGCAGTCGCTTATATGATTGACGGTGAAAGAAAAATTTCAGCGCGTGATATGGCTCTTTGTTATTTCCCAGAATGGGCCGACCAGGGCCGAGGCGTTACCCCTTTAAGTGCTGTTACCGGCGACCTTCAAGACGTTAAAGAGTTAAGAGAATACGAACTAAGCGCACAGAAGGCCGCTAGTAGCATCGCTTTAGTAGAACATAACGAAGACGGCTATGCAGACGACAGCGAGGCTTTTATAGAGCAGACAGTAGAGAATGGCAGCCTATCAACTACTCTCGAAAGCATGGAGGGCGGCGCAATTAGATATTTTCGCGCTGGTTCAGGTTCTAAAATTGAAGTGGTCGAACGCAACCGACCAGGAGCAAACGCACAGGAATTTGAAAACACAATTTTAAGAAGCGCATTTCAGGCTATCGAATGGCCTTATGATTTATCATTAGACCCCACCAAAATTGGCGGCGCAGTTGTTCGCCTGGTAACAGCCAAAGCACAGCGCACAGTAGAAAAAAATCAAAGGCTTGTCAGGAAGATAGCCAAACGCATTGACGGTTACGCATTGAGCAAAGCTATGAAAGCCGGCTTATTGCCGCGCCCTAAAAGTGGCGACTGGTACTCCTGGCATTACCAGGGGCCGCGTAAAATTTCAGTTGATGGCGGCAGGGATGCAGGGGCAGCCCGCGAAGATTACAAGTTAGGTTTAACAACTTTGCAAGAGTTGTATGCAGAGCGCGGTTTGCATTGGGAGGACGAAGTAGAAAAAAGAATTTCGGAGCAGCGTTTTGTTTTAGATTTAGCCGACAAATACGGCATTGACCCGAACCGCGTGCAGTTACTAACACCAAACGGATTACCACAAAATGAAGATTGAACAGGAATTTGAAAAATGGGCCATATTGCCGGCTTGTATTAACAAGGCACAGGCAACATTAGGCGCAACAGTTATTGAAGGCGCGGAGGACGACGACGACCGCGATGAAATGGATGAATACGCAATGACCGAAGAAAACGGCGTTGCAATTATTCCAGTGCATGGAGTCATTGGCCATAAGGTTTCAGCCATTGCAAAATTACTTGGCGCAGTTGATACGCTTGACGTTATAGCCGCAATTGAACTGGCGGCAGAAGACGACGAAATTGACACGATAATTTTAGATGTAGATTCACCAGGTGGAACCGTTGGCGGCGTGCCTGAGTTGGCCGAGACAGTTGAAGAGGTTCAAAAATCTGGCAGTAAAAAAATATATGCTTACACAGATTCAATGATGGCTAGTGCTGCTTATTGGATGGCAGCCGGCGCAAATGGCATTTTTGCAGCGCCATCGGCAGAGGTTGGCAGCATCGGTGTTTATCTTCCAGTAATGGACACAAGCGCCGCATTAAAAGAGCAGGGCGTAAATGTAGAAATATTTAAAAGCGGCAAATATAAAGCTGCCGGATTCCCTGGCGTGGCATTAGATGACGAGGTGCGGAAGCACCTACAACTTGAAGTGATGGAGACTTATAAAGAGTTTTCTGGCTTCGTTAAAAAATATCGAGCCGATTTAAATTATGAATTTATGCAGGGCCAAACATTGACCGGCCGGCGAGGTTCTGAAGTTGGTATGGTAGACGGTACAGCTAAAAATTTAGAAACCCTCTTGCAAATTCTAGGGAAAGCATAGAATCAACTAAATTGTTTTTGTATTAAAATGACAATCGCTGAAGAAAACGCCGACTTGAAAAGCCAAATTGAGGCTTTGACTGGTGGCAACGAAGAGGCCAGCGCCAGTATTGCAGCGCTTGGAGAACATAATGAAAAACTAGAAGCTGCAAACGCGGCGCTAGGCGAAAAGGTAGCGCAACTTGAAAACGAACTAAAAGACGCTCAAGCAGAACAGCAAGCAGTTGAAGAAATTGCAGGCGAAAAAGCTGCCGAAATCGTAGCCCAACAAGGGGCCGAGCCTATAGCTGAAGAAGTTGAAGAAGTTGCCAAGGAAAAAACACTTGATGAACTTTGGAACGAATACAGAGCAATTGAAAATTTAAAGGACAGGACTTTATTTTTCCGCAAGGAAATTAAACCTTTAACAAAGTAATAACAGGAGTAAAAAACAGTGGCCAATTCATTAAATGGTATCAACTTAAGCCAAATTGCGGCTTATACACTCGAAACACTTAGCGCAGAGATGCCGGTAGTTTCGGCATTCACGACCGACTTTAGCAGCGATGTTGCAGACGTTGGCGAATCGGTCAGCACTCGCGTTGCAAGTGCTGTTTCTGCAGGCGACGCTACAAGCGGTTACGGCGCCACAGACGTAACAAGCACAGCAAAAACAATCACTCTAAATAAGCACAAGCATTTTACTGCTAAGTTTACTGATTTGGAGATTGCTAAAGGTGGGCTTGATATGTTGGAACGTACTTTTGTACGCCCTGCGGTTCACTCTGTTGTTAATGCAATGATGGATGATTTACTCGCTTTGGTTGTTAACGCAACTTACAGTAATAAATCAACTGTAACAGCCGCAAACTTTGGCGCTGACGATGTAGCCGGCCTTGCTGGTGATTTGACAACATTGAACGTACCACGAAGTGGCCGCGCAATGGTTATCAAACCAGCTTATTACGCAGCACTTGCTAAAGATAACGCCATCCAGGCTAGTTATGCCTTCGGTAATCCTGGCGCAATCCAAGACAACAATATTCCACGGGTTCACGGTTTCGACGTGTTAGAATACTCTGACATTCCGGCAAACTCTGAAAACCTTGAAGGTTTTGTATGTGGTAAAGAGGCTTTGATAATTGCAGGCCGCCAACCAGCACTACCAGAAAATTGGGCTGGTTCAATTGAGTCTGTTCAAGACCCAGACACCGGAATTACTCTTCAATTGAGAAATTGGTATGAGGGTAAAGACGGCGCTCAATACGTGACTTGTACGCTAATATATGGCGTTGCTGTCGGTACTGACTCACTAAAACGAATTGTTTCAGCTTAATGAAAGTCAACATTGCAGTTGCTCGTAAGGGCGATAAATTCAAAACGCTTTATATCGGTAACGATGCCGACCAGGCACTTGAAGCAATGAAGGCGGAAGCTGATAACGATAAATCGAAATTTGATGAAGTGGTACTTTATAAGTCTCCTCTTTATCATCGGCGGAGGAAAATTTCCGCATAACTGTTAGTAGAGTAATGGATACGCCGGCAGTCGATTAAACGCGGCTGCCGGTTTTTTTATACAAATGAGTTACGCAGACGACATAGCCGAAATGATTAACGATTTGCCGGTTAATTATATAATCGGCTCGACTACCTACCAGGGCGCAGTTAACGAAATATCAAAGGGACAGGATGCAGGCGAGGGCGGCTTTCTTGATGACTTTGATTTAATAGTTATCGGCAAAAAATCCGCTCACACAAGTTTGCCGGCTGTAGGTTCCAAAATGACTGTAGACGGTCAGGCTTATCGAATTGAAAAGATAACCACAACCGGCGACGGGGTAGAGGTTCGTTTTGATTTAATGAGTGCCGACAGATGAGTTTAACAATTAACAGCGCGGAATTTACTCGCACCTTGCGAAGATACGCGAAGGTTAATAAAAGAAGTTTTCGAGAAATCGTAAACAAGAAGGCTCTTGATTTAGCATTCCACGCATTGAAAGCAACCGACGCGGCCGACCCTGCACAGATAGAATACAAACTAGGCGCAATCGGTAATAAAGTTGGGCGCAATAGAAAAACCGGCGCACTACGCAAAGGTAAACGCATTTTAAAAGAGGATAGTTTTGCCGCTCGTATCGTAAACAGCCGGCGCAGAAAAGCGGGCAAGGCTTTAGTATGGGGCAAAGAATTAGAACGACAGGCGCAGAAATTAATAAATCAAAGAGTGCGGGCTGTAAGGTTTTTAAAAGCTGGATGGTTACCGGCAATCAAATCGCTTTCGTTTAAAGTAGATAGACGCGACCGAGTGCGTTGGCCTAAAGGGCTAACCAAAGGCAAGGCAGCGCCTAAAGGTTATGCAGTCGCCGCCAGGTCAGAGTTTAAACCGTCTGCCCTCGTAGTAAATAGCGCGACAAAAAACAGTAGAACCGCACAAAAGAAAATTGAAGCAGGCTTGAATTTAGGCATGGCGGCAGCAATGGCAGATATGACGACTTACATTAACAGAAAACTAGGCCGAGATTGGCGCAAGGCGGGCTTTTAAAAATGAGTTTTAACACTTTAGAGGAAAAACTAGAAACACGCGCCAAGGCAATTCTCGACGCAAACAGCACCTTTGCAGGCTATAGTATAACAGTTTCAAAGGGCGAAGATGACGACGAGCTTAGTTTGCCGCGTTGCCTGGTAATATGTGAAGGCGGCGAGGAATCAATACCAGGCACAGGCAATTTTAATTGTGAGTTAATTATTCGACTAGTCGAATCAATGGACGACACGACCTTGGCAGACCATCAAACGCACGTTGCAACTGTTCGCGATTTGTTTATGGACACAAACATTGCATCAACTTTAAGCGATGCGACTGAAAAGGTTACAGTTTTTGCAGCTAAAAGTTTTAACATTGCTAAAACTGTTGAGGATAGGAATTGGGTTTGTGATTTATCAATTGAAGTTTTGGCGGCCCCTTCAGATTTAGTATCAACGGGGCATTCAGATTTGCGGGCGGCTTTAAATACTATTATTAAAACTGTTTCATCAACTGGAACGCCTGAAGCGCTTGGCACAGATTCGACATTGTTCCATTCTATAACATTTCAGGGCATGAAGGCAGCCAGGACATTAAACGCTGGCAATGTCTACATTCAGCCGGCAAGTGGCAACGATACAGCCGGATATAGGCTTGAACCTGGGGCATCAATCACATTTCAAGCAGGGCAAGAGGATAACCATTTTGCAGCCGACCAATTTTTTATCGATGTAGAAACGGCCGGCGATGGTGTAGTCGCGATTCACAGTCGCTAGGTTTCGCTTGAGCTTTTGCCGACCACTATCACCATCAGTTAGGAATTTTAATAAATGGCTACAGTAAAAGGCACACAAGTAATTTATGGGATAGCCGGCGGTTTGAAAACATCAGGCGGCGCGGCTGTTACTGGTGTGGCCGCTGTAACGTCTGTTAATGCAACTGGTAACTCAGAAACTAAACGCATAAAAGGCAATAACGGCAATACTCAAGCTTTTGTTTTATGTAATAACACTACAGAAGTTACGGCTACAGTCGTAACCGCTAACAATGTTGAATTGCCGGCAATTGGCAGCGTTTTACAATTAGACTCTTTTACAGCTTCGGGAATTAATGATAAATATTTTGTTACAAATGCAGATATGAATTTCAGCAATGAAAATGAAATGACTATGACTGTAAATTTGATTAATTTCCCAAGCGCAACATTCACAAATATCGCATAATATGGCAACCGTCGAAGGCACAACCGTAGAATTTGGCATTGTTAGCAATGCCTCAACAGGATTCACAGGCGCGGCAATAATCACAGACGCATCAGGAGGAACACGCGCCGAAACTAAGCAGATTAAAAATAGCGCAGGCGAAGCAATGAGTTTTGTTATTTTTGACGAATCAAAAGAAGTTTCTGTCAATGTTGTTTGTGACACTAACGCCGAAATAGGAACAAACGGAAGCGTGATTACTTTGGCGAATTTTGCAGGCGGTTCTTCAGATTTAAACGGCAAATATTACCTTACTAATAGTTCTTTAAATTATTCCAACGAAAGCGAAATGACTGCAAGTTTGACGCTGTTACGCTTAGAGGATGGCGCTTTTGCTGGTTCTACTGCTACAACAGGCTTGTGATATAAATGTGGATGAATATTTACAAAGTATTATTCCAGAGCCTGTCACAATTCTCGGACAGGATTTGCGGCCGTTCAGTTTAGGACATTATCTACTTTTAACTCGCCTAGATTGCGCCTTTGTTTCTGAAAACAAGGAACCGCTTCTAGGCGATTTACTTTTGGGCTTGTTGGTTTGCGGTAATACGTTTGAAGGCGCTCAAGAACTGTTAAGGCGTGGCGAACTTGGCGAAGATATAAAAGCCTGGGCCGAAAATGTTGGAGAATTTGAAGCCGACGAAAAAGCCAAACTATTTGCCGAATATATTAATGCCGCTCTAGAGATGCCGAAATTCTGGGTTAAACCAGGAGAAAGCAGCGGCGGAGAAAAAGCCGGCGCACCTTGGCCGCAAGCTATGAGAGTAAAACTAATTTCTGAAGGCGGGTTTTCTCCTTCTGCAGTAATGAATCAACCACTTGGTCAGACCTGGTGGGATTATCTAACATTAAACGAATTGAAAGGCTCCTTGAAAATTAACGACGACACAACCAGCGAATTATTGCGCCGACATCGAGAAGCGCAGGAAGGAATAAACGACTAATGGCAACCGCACACATGAACGTAAAGGGCAGAACGTCGCTAGACGGTTCTG